CAAGATCAGCAAGGCCCCCGAGCTGATCCTGCCCCACATCAAGGCGCGCCTCAAGGCGGAGTTCAACGAAGGCAAGGCGGTCACCCGCGTGCTGGACAAGGACGGCAACCCGTCGGCCTTCAGCATCGAGGACCTGCAAAAAGAGATGGTTGCCAATCCCTCCTTTGCGCCTATAATTATCGGAAGCAAGGCCTCCGGCAGCGGTGCTGAGGGCGGCCACGGCGGGAGCGGTGCTCCGGGTAAGATCGATTACGCGAAAGCATCTCCCAAAGAGATCGCTGCACACATCAAAGCATCCAAAGAAACTGGAGGTAGTTAACCATGGCACTCTCGGATCTGGCGGTATTCTCCGAATACGCCTACTCGACCATGACCGAAATGCAGGACCAGCAGATCGGCCTTTTCAACGCAGCTACCCGCGGCGGCCTCGTGCTGCAGTCGGGCAACCATCAGGGCGACTACTCTGACGAGGCCATGTGGGCCAAGATCAGCGGTCTGGTCCGTCGTCGTAACGCCTACGGCTCTGGTGTCGTGGCCGAGAAGGTGCTGGAACACCTGACCGAGACCTCGGTCAAGGTGGCCGCTGGTACCCCGCCGGTCCGCATCGACCCGGGCATGATGAAGTGGATTCAGCGCAGCCCGGAAGAAGCCGGCGTCGTGGTGGGCAAGCAGATGGCGGAGGACTCCATCGCCGACATGCTCAACACCGCGGTGCTCGTCTACGCCGCGGCCATCGGTCAGGTGGCGAATGTGGTCTATGACCACAGTGCGACTGGCGCCATGTCCCTGATCGCTCTCAACAAGGGTGCCGCCAAGTTCGGTGACCGTGCTGGTGCGATCGTGGCTTGGGTCATGCACTCCAAGTCGGCCTTCGACATCTACGGCGAAGCCCTGACCAACGCCACCCGCCTGTTCGTGTTCGGTAACGTGCGCGTCATCGAGGATGGCTTCGGCCGGCCCCTTGTGGTCACCGACAGCCCCAACCTCATCACCGCGGGCACCCCGGACACCTACGCGGCCCTCGGCCTGACCCCCGGCGCAGTGCTGGTCTCCCAGAACGGGGACTTCACCGACAACGTGGAGACCAAGAACGGCGACGAGAACATCATCCGCACCTACCAGGCGGAATGGTCGTACAACGTCGGCATTCAGGGCTTCGCGTGGGACAAGACCAACGGTGGCAAGTCCCCGACCAACGCTGCACTGGGTACTGCGACCAACTGGGATCGCTACGCCACGTCCGACAAGGACCTGGCCGGCGTCCTCGTCAAGGCGCAGTAAGCTGAACGGACGGGGGCTTCGGCCCCCGTTCCTCTAATCCACTAGGAGAACGAACATGTCGAAGAAAGTGATCCTGTTCTTCATCGCCGGGATGGTTCCCACCGATGCCGAACGCGAAGCTGCCGAGAAGCTGGGGACTGCTCGCTTCCGCAACGCCCATCTGGCCAAGAACGACACCGTCGAGAAGTGTGACGAGGTCGCTGGGCTGGTCCCGGAAATCTACAAGAACGTGAAGGGCATCAAGGTCCTGGACGTGAAGGCGGAAGAGCCGAAGAAGGACGCCGCCCCCGCGGCCCCGGTGGCACCCTCGCCACAGGCCCCGGCCGCCCCGGCCCAACCCAAGCCCGCGGCCCCGGCCCCGGCCCCCGCCACGAAGAAGTAAGGTAGCCCACCATGGCCCTGACTATCGAGGACGGCTCCGGGGTAGCCGGGGCCAACAGCTACATCGATGTGGCGGCAGCCCGCACCTACGCGGTCGCGCGGGGTCTTGCCCTGCCGGCCGCGGATGGTGACGTCGAAGCCCTGCTGATCAAAGCGATGGACTTCATTGAAGCCTATCGAGGGGACTTCCAAGGCCTCAAGACCGCCGCAACCAATTCCCTGCAGTGGCCCCGCACCGGGGTCACCCTCGACGGCTACCCGCTGGCCGAGGATGCCATCCCGCAGGTTCTCAAGGACGCACAGGCCCAGCTGGCAGTCGATGCCCAGAACGCCGATCTGATGCCCACCGGCGCCGGCCGCGAGGTCGTCATGGAACGGGTGGATGTGGTCCAGGTCCAGTACGCGGAATCCGGCAACACCAACCCGCAGCCGATCTTCACCAAGGCGGAAGCCCTGCTGAAGCCCCTCTTCAAGAGCGGCCTCTTCGGTAGCCTGCGGAGCCTCCGGGTATGACCTTCTACAGCGGCTTGGCGGCCACCGCCACCAGACTGCTGACCGACAAGGGCCAGCAGATGATCATCCGGCGCAAGGGCGTTACGTCCAGCGACCCGGCTGCTGGCACCGTGACCGAGCTGCCCCCTGTGGACTACGACGTCAACGGGGTGCTAGTCGGCTACAAAGATACCCTCGCGGCCACCGACCTGATCCAGCGCGGTGACCGCAAGGCCCTGATTGAGGCCGGGGTGGTAACCCCGACGAAGGAAGACCAACTCATCGCCGACGGTCGGGCCTGGACGATCATAGACGTAGAGGCGGTCAGCCCAGCCGGCACCCCGGTCCTCTTCAAGCTGCAGGTGCGGTCATGAGCTTCTCAGCCGACCTGCGCCGCTTCAACCGGAAGACCAAGGACAGCTTGGACCGCACCCGGCGTATCGTCATCATCAAGCTGTTCTCCGCGGTCATCAAGGACACCCCGGTCCTATCCGGGCGCCTCCGCGGGAACTGGCAGACCACTATCAATTCCCCGGCTACCGGCGTTATCGGTATCCGGGACGAAGCCGCGGCCATCGCCGAGGTGCAACGCATGGCAGCTCAGAGCAAAGGCTCTGACGTCGTGATCCTCCGGAACAACCTGCCCTACGCCTACCGTATCGAGTTTGACGGCTGGTCCAAGGTCAAGGCCCCGCAGGGCATGATGCGGCGCAACGTCGCCCGCTTCCGGCGTCTCCTCAATGAAGCCGTCAGGGAGGGCCGACTGTGAGCCTTAACCATGTCCAGCGCGCCATCATCGGGGCGGTGTCCACAAGCCTCGGGGCCATCCCGGCAGCCTACGAGAACGAGAAGTTCACGAAGCCATCGGACGCCAAGTGGGCCGAGGTCTTTTTCATGCCTAACGACCCGTCGGTGGAGACCCTCGGGGCTGAGGGCCAGGACCTGACTGATGGTATCGTGCAGATCAATTTGAACTACCCGGTCGGAACGGGCGGCGCTGCCGCAAGATCCGATTTTGAAAATATCCGTGCCTCCTTTCCAGCCGGGGCTCGGCCGGCCTATAATGGCCAGGAAGCTGTCATCCTGAGCTGCGGGCGTTCTCCCGGACGGGTTGTAGACGGCTGGTATAGGGTGAGCATCACCATCAGCTGGTACGCTCTCATTCCGCGTTAACCTGGAGGATACGAAAATGGCAGACGGCAGCCGTCACAGCATGCGATTCGTCCTGGAGTCCACCTATGGGGTGACTCCGGCGACCCCGGCGTTCGACATCGTTCGACACACCGGCACTACCTTGGGCCTCTCGAAGGAAGCCCTGCAGTCCGAAGAGATCCGGGATGACCGGCAGATCGCCGACTTCCGCCACGGCGCTCGCCAGGTCGGCGGGGATATCAGCATCGAACTGAGCTACGGCTCATTCGACACGATCCTCGAAGCCCTGCTGGGCGGTACTTGGGCGACCGACACCCCGGCGCTGGGCACCGACCAACTGAAGGCCGGCACCACCCGCCGTTCCTTCACCGTGGAACGCTACTTCGGTGACATCCTCACCGCGGACAAGCCCTTCCACCGCTTCGCTGGGGTCGAGTTCAACACCCTGCAACTGCAGATCAACGCCAACGCGATGATCACCGGCACCATCGGGGTGGTCGGCAAGGACATGGCGACGGACACCGTGATCGTCACTGGGGCGACCTACAACCCCGCGACCACGACCTCTCCGCTGGACTCCTTCACCGGTACCCTGAACGAGAACGGGACCCCGATCGCGGTCATCACCGAGATCCAGCTGAACCTGGACAACGGCCTCGACCCGCGCTTCGTGGTTGGTTCGAAGACCACCCTGCGCCCGTCCATCGGCCGCTCCAATGTCTCCGGCCAGATCACGGCGTACTTCGAGAACAGCCTGCTGCTCGAGAAGTTCATCAACGAGACCGAATCGGACATCGAGTTCAACTTGCCCGACGGCGCAGGCAACAACCTGAAGTTCATCCTGCCGCGGATCAAGTACAACGGCGGCCAGCCGGACGTGCAGGGCGAGGGTCCCATCACCCTGTCCATGCCGTTCCAGGCCCTGCTGGACTCGACCACGAACACCAACATCATCATCGAGCGGACTCCGGCATAATGGACAAGAACGACACCGGCCTCGGCATGGAGGCCTTCTTCACTCGGGAGCGGGCGAACGAGGGGGTGGAAGTCCCCCTCTACACCCCGGACGGTACCAAGAGCCAGCACTGGATTCGTATCCGCGGCGTCGATTCGGACGCCTTCCGCGAAGCCGAGGCCAACAGCAAGCGCGACGCCTTCCGTGTGGCCAGCATCGAGGACACCGTGGAGCGGGCCAAGGCCATCCAGGACGCCAAGCTCAACCTGATCGCAGCGTTGGTCATCAGCTGGTCCTTCGAGAAGGAGTGCACCCCTGAAAATGTCAAGGAGTTCTTCCGACAGGCCCCCCAGATTGCCGATGCCGTGGATCAGGTGGCGAGTAAGCGCGCCCTTTTTTTCGCGAAAAGGTCGAGCAGCTCGGTAAGCACGCCGAAGCCGAGTTCCGGCTCGACCAGAAGCCGAAAGGGTCAAAGCAAACCCTCCGGGAAAGCCTGATCCAAGTTTGGAAGACGCTGGGACGGAAGCCGAAGCAACTCGCCGAGGTCCCAGCCCTTCCACAGGAGCTCGAATATGTATGGGAGTGGTATCGCGAGGTGTGTACGGGGGAGCCCCTGACCTATACCGAGCTGCACCACTGGTCGATGGTTACCGGCAAGCGCCTTCAGGGGTGGGAGGCGGAGCTGATACGGTCACTAGACCGCATCTTCTGGAAGGTGCAGAATGAACGATACCGCTAGCCTTGAGATCCGGGTCCTATCAGACCAAGTCGATGCCGCCAACCGGCGCCTCGATAATCTCGAGAAGAAAGGTGCCCGCGCCGAGCGGGCCACCGACGGGCTGACCGGGGCCTTCACCCGCCTCGCCGGCCCACTCCTTGCCGCTGTCTCCGCTACAGCTGCCCTCTCCAAGCTGGTCGATGTCTCCCGGGAGTTCGACAAGCTCAACGCCGGCCTGATCACGGCTACCGGCTCCGCCGAGGGGGCGCAGGTCGCCTTTGAGGCGATCCAGGACTTCGCTACCAACACCCCGTATGACCTGGCTCAGGTCACGGAGTCCTTCACCAAGCTGGTCAACTATGGCCTGACCCCGTCCGAGCGCGCTCTCACGTCCTACGGCAACACCGCCTCGGCGCTGGGCAAGGACCTCAACCAGATGATCGAAGCGGTGGCCGATGCGGCTACCGGCGAGTTCGAACGGTTGAAGGAGTTCGGCATCCGTGCCAGCGCCGAAGGGGACCGGGTCAAGTTCACCTTCCGTGGGGTGTCCACAGAGGTCGGGAAGAACGCCGCTGAGATTGAGAATTACCTGATCCAGCTCGGCGAGAACAACTTCGGCGACGCGATGGCCAACCGGATGGACACCCTCGATGGTGCCCTGTCCAACCTGGCTGACGAGTGGGACAAGCTGTTCCTGAACGTCTCCCAGCAGGGGATCGGCGACGTCATCGAAGACTCCGTGCGCCTCGCGATCGATGTGCTGGCCGAGCTGAATGCCATGCTGGCCTCCGGGGAGCTGGAGGGCTACCTCCAAGCCATCATGACCCAGTTCCAAGGCTGGGGGGATGACATCGTCCGGACGGTCGACATCGTCAGCCAGTTCATCCAGGACACCTTCGGGGATTGGAAGGACGAGGGCGAGGGGGTAGTCAAGTTCCTGATTGACGCCTTCAAGAACCTGCCGGCCAACCTGCGGGCCATCGTCCAGATCATGGTGGTGGAGTTCGCCTCCGGTCTCGACCGGATGAAGGCTGGGGCCGAGTTCTGGAAGGACGCCGTCACCGCCATCTTCACGGACGACACCATCTCCGCCTCCTTCACCCGCTACACCCAGCGGATGGAAGCCATTCAGTCCGCCCGGCTGGACTCCATTGCTGCTGCCCTGCAGGAGCGTGATACCACCGTACAGGCCACCGAGGATCAGATCGCTGCAGCTCGTAAGCTTCGCGAGGAGTATGACAAGAACCAAGCCGCCCGTCGCGCCCAGACCGGGGACCGCCTTGCCGGCTTCCGGCAGTCGGGTGGGGGCGAAGGCGCCTCGGCTGGTGTGGACAAGGCCGCCGCAGCCGCTGCTAAGAAGCGCCAGGACGAGTTCCAGCGCCTTGTAGAATCCCTGCGCACCGAAGAGGAGGCCATCCGGGCTTCCTACGAGAAGCGCAAGCAGATCATTGAGCAGAACACTGCTGACGGCTCAGCCCAGCGTGCGGACCTCATGAGCCGGCTGGACCAGGAATATGCCGACCAGCTAGCCAAGCTGCAGGAGGCCAAAGGCAAGGAGCTCGAAGAGGTCCGGCGCTCCCTACTGTCCGAAGAAGAGGCCATCAAGGAGAGCTACGACCGGCGCCTCCAGATCGTCATGGACAACACCGCCGCTGGGTCTGCCCTGCGGGACGAGCTGGCGGCTAAACTCCAGACCGAGTACGATGGCCAGTTGAAGCAGCTGGAAGAAGCCAAGCAGCGGGAGCGGGACAGCCTCTACAATGGGCTGCTCACCGAGGAGGAGATGATCCTCCAATCCTACGAGCGGCGCAAGCAGGCCATCCTGGATAGCACGGTGGTCACGGAGACCGAGCGGCTGGAGCTGATGAAGCGCCTCGAGGAACAGTACTCCAACGAGATGGCGGCACTGGAGCAGAAACGGCTGCAGACCCAGCTGGCCAGCGCGGGGGCCTTGTTCGATGGGTTGGCGGGGCTGGCCAAGGCCTACGCCGGGGAGCAGTCCACCGCCTACCGGGCGATGTTCGCGATCAGCAAGGCTTTCTCCGTGGCGCAAGCGGCGATGTCGATTTCCACAGGCTTGGCGAAGGCGCAGGAGCTGGGCTTCCCGGCGAACCTAGCTGAGATGGCCCGGGTCGCCGCGACTGGTGCCTCTATCCTGGCCCAGATCAACGGGGCGAATTTCGCAGGAGCCTATGACAAGGGTGGCAACATCCCGGCCGGTAAGATCGGTCTAGTGGGTGAATACGGCCCCGAGCTTATCGAAGGCCCCGCCAAGGTGACGTCCCGGGCGGAAACGGCTAAAATGCTCAAGGGCGGGGAGGAAAGCGCCCCGGCCGCGCCCCCTGTGGTCAACGTCCGCAACATCAACGTGCTGGACCCGGCTGTGGTGGGGGACTACCTCGGCTCGGACGAAGGCGAGCAACTGATTATGAATGTTGTCCAGCGCAACCAGCGCGCGCTGGGCTTCTAAGGAGTAACCATGGCGAACGAAGTCGGTACCGCAAACAACCTCGAGGATTTGTTCGGGAAGATCATCTCCTTCCTGACGACCAATGCCACTCTCGTGGCTGCGAATCAAGACTGGGAAGTTCTCCGGCTTCGCCGGGATAATCTGCTTTCCCATACCTCGAACCTCAATGAGCCTTCGAGTGGGGGTAACTCCCGCTACATGCGGCACACTTTTCGCTACGATCCACGGAGCATTAACACCAACAACCCGATGGCAAATGGCTGGGAGGGGCACTTCTACGCGAGCAATTGGTCCGCAGGGGTCAGCCATAACACCTGGCGCCTTCGCCAAGCCCGGGAAGTGAAGACGGTTAGAATCAAGGCGCCCGTCGGGTCGTCTTATGTATCTTATGCACCGAAGTCCTTCCGCCTCCAGTATTCGGACGACAACAGCTCCTGGACCACAGCCCTCACTGTGACCGACACCGCCGTCTTTGTCCTCGGGGAGACACGGGACTTTTCCGTGCCGGGGACTCCAGGAGCTCACGAGTATTGGCGCATTCTTTGGGACAAGACGCAGAGTAGTACCACCACAGGTAATATCGCTTGGACGGAGCTCCTCCTACTCCAGGCCGATGAGACGGTCGCCAACCACTTTGGTAGTGAGGCGATACTCAAGGCCCCCGGGAACTCTGGAACGGAGGCGATCTACACTGGCATCCGAGCTGAGTACGACGCAGCCGCCGGCTGGTATAACTTGTTTCTGAATGGCTACACCGGGTATGACCCCAACGTCCAATCGTGGTTTCTCCAGCCGGGGGCGATCCCGGGGTATGGTGCAACCTTCACTAAGGCTATCCCGATGGTACCTTGCTGGGACGCGGCGATGCCTTACTGGTTTAGCGCCTCTGGCCGGTCATTTCGCTTCGGGGTCAAGGTGTCCACCAACTACGAGGGCGGCTACCTTGGCTTCATCCTTCCTTACGCAACGCCCGGGCAGTACCCTTATCCGCTCGCCGTAGGTGGGTCCCTTGTGCCCAACGACTACAACCGTTCGGCGAACTGGCGTTATTCGTTTGCGTCCTATGAGCACGGTGTGTTCCCCGGGCCGGGGGCGAACTCCGGTTCGGAGTCGGAGAGCGTTTGGGCGACGATGTATGTTCGCGATCCGGGTGGGGACTGGAGGCACTTCGCTAACCGCCCTAAGCGCAACAGTTCGGCCGTTGATGGTGTTCAAGGCTTCTCTTTCCGATACTCACTTCCCTTCGATGTGACAGGCGGTAACCGCTCCATCTGGCCTCACTGCGAGAATGAGAAGTGGACCTCTGGCCGGCGCCCGTACCGGGAGTGCCTCGGTGGTGGCTACATCATGCAACCATGCGTATTACTTCAGCGTAACCCATCGTGGATGGTCTTCGGCGAGCTGGAGGGGGTGTACGCCATCAGTGGCTATCAGAATAGCGCGGAGAACACTACCACCTACAACGGGAAGACCCACATAATCTTCCAGAACGCCTACCGCAACACCGTCCACGAGTTCTGGGCGCTGTCGCTTGACTAAGGGGATAGACCATGGCCTACCAGACCGGGACCTCAACGGATATCAATGACCTACTGGATAAGTTCCGGCTCTTCGCGATTGCGCAGGGCTGGTCCGTCAACCGCTGGGCCGCCGTCGGGTCCGGGCGTGAGCTCTGCATCCAGAAGAGCTCTGCCTACTTCAACTTCCGAGCGTGGAACAATGAGACCGCCTTGGTTAATGGTTCCAACCAGTCGAGCAAGACCGGGTTGGCTATCAACGGATCGGACGGCTACCTTGGTGGTAATGCTTGGGACCGGCAGCCGGGCTACCCGCAGCGTCAGACTGGTGCCTCGCTGGATCAGGCCCACGCATGGTTCCCGCTCGTGATCAACTTGGGCCCGTTCCCTGCTTACCACTTCTTCGCCCCGGACGCCAAGACGCTGTACGCTGAGGTAGAGGTATCCACCGGTATCTTTATGCGCTTCGGTTGCGGATCGCTTGACTTGTTCAATCCTGCTGCGCCAGGTGGGGGTCGATTCTTCTATGCTACCGGAGGGCAACACGTCACTAACACGAGCTCGTGGCTCTGGACAGACGTCGATAACGCTAGCTACGCCCTTGAAGAGGTTCCCTTTCGGTGCGCGGACTACACCTCATCACAAGCTAGCTCCCTGACCGGGTCCTACCTCCGGGTACAGCACGATTCCTTCAATAACTGGGCCTTCTCCTCACGCACCTTCTCCACCTTCAACACCGCAAGCATCTGTCAGGGGGGTGGTGTTCATGACCGCCCGATTCGAGACCTAGCCCCCAACGCCTTGAACGGGGTTGGAGTGATCCTCCCGAATATCGTGTCCGTCAACCGTAATGACGAGTTCCTGAACCCAGTCGGCACCATCCCGGGCATGCGCTATATGGACATGACCAATTACCTGCCCGGTGATGAGTTCACCCTCGGGTCCGACACCTGGAAGGTGTTTCCGTGGTACGCCAAGGGCGGGCGTAGCGGCCAACGCGGCATTGCCTACCTGAAGGTGGTCTAAAATGGCAGTTGTCACCACCCATGCCTACGTTGGGCTTGACCAACGCCGGGTTGCCCTTGTAGAGTACGGAGTCCCGGACGCCGGACCTGTGGACAACAGCCCTCCTGTCCTCCCGGTGGAAGTTACAACCACCGGCCACAGCGCACTGATAGACAACCTTCCGATCCAGGAAATCGAGGCTACCTTTGACGGGTGGAAGGCCCCGTCGTTCCTAGATGACTACTACTACCGGGTCCACGTGCGGCCCGGAGTCCTTGAGCTTGGTAATCTGCTGTCCACACAGGTCCGGGATGTCGAGGTCTGGAGCGCCTACTTCGAGCCCCAGCTCCTGTCCAGCCTGAGCCAGGTTGGGACCGATGGTATCACCCTGACCCAGCCACAGGTCCCACCGACGTCCTTCGCGGCGCTGGAGGCCCGGACCTATACGCTGAACATCAGCACCAACGGGGCGCCGGTCATCAACGCCCTCTACACCTTCAACTTCCCGACCGACCATCCGACCCTGACGGTGACCGGACGCCGCGTGGTGGTCTGGCCCTTCATGCCGCAGACCAAGCACAAGGAGATGCTGGAGTGGCAGACCGACATCATCCCGAGCTTCAACAATGAGCAACGGTTGGCCCTCCGGCCGGCACCGCGGCAGTCCTTCTCCCACGAGTTCCAGCTCGACACCTACCAGTTTAGCCGGGCGAAGGCCATTGCGACCCAGTGGGCGCACCGCGTCTATGGTATCCCGGTCTGGTCCGAGCTGACCCGCCTTGGCCCCCTGTCCGCCGGGGCCACCGAGATCCTCGTTGACACCACCGTTGCCGACTACCGTCAAGATGACATCATTATCATCTGGGAGTCCGACACCAACAACGTGGCGGTGGAGATCGGGGCGGTGCTAGCGGACCGGGTCCAGCTGAAGCTCCCGCTGGAGAAGTCTTACCAGAACGCCTACGTGGCTCCCCTCCGGTTTGCCCGGACCTTTGATGGTATGCAGTTCCGGCGGTCCAACCACGACTTCACCATCGCCAGCGCCACGTTCCAGGTCACCCAGAACAAGGACCTCGGGGCGGCTGTCGGGTACCCGCAGTACCGGGGCAAAGATGTCCTGATCGATCCGACCATCTTGGTCAGCGACCTCAACGAGCGGATCTCCCGAGCCACGGACGAGTTCGATAACGGCTCCGGCCCGATTGTTGTGGACATCAAGAACAACTGGGTCAATAGTGCCAAGGCAATCACCTTCGACGTCTTGACCCGGGTCGAGCGTTGGGCGGCTCGCAAGTGGATTCATTCTCGGCGGGGTCGGCAGAAGGGGTTCTGGCTCCCGACCTGGAACCCGGACCTGATCCTGCTGGAGGATGTCGGCCCGACGGGAGCAGCACTCACCGTGCGGCCTATCGGGTACCCGCTATACTATGGGGTCAAGGACATCATGGTGCAGCTGAAGAATGGGACGCGAATCTTCTCCCGAGTGCTCAGTGGTGCGGTGGACCCGAACGAGAATGAGGTGCTGGCTCTAGAGGCGGCGGTCGGAACCGGATTCACCGTGGCGGAGGTCGACTTCATCTGCTTCATGTCGCATGTCCGGTTCAATTCTGATCGGGTCGAGATCCGCCATGACTATGCTGGCCGGGCCGTGACCACGATCCCTGTAGTGGAGACCCCGGAATGACGTACAGCACCTATGAAAACTCGTTGGAGCTCGGCACCCCCGTCGAGCTCTACGAGTTTGTTCAGGGCATCCAGCGCTGGAACTATATCAGCGGGGCTGACTCCATCGTCCGGCTGGGCCAGGTCTATACCCCCATGCCGGTCAGCCGGGACCGAATCAAGCAGACGAGCGACATCTTCAAGGACTCTCTCAAGCTCTCCTTCCCGCGGGATGACGCCTTTGCCAGCCAGTTCCTTGGCTTCGCGCCGGAGGATGTGACCACAGTCACCGTCCTGCGCGGGCACTATGGGGACCCGGACAACGAGTACATCGTCTATTGGAAGGGCCGCATCGTCGGGGCCAAGGTCAATGGCAACCAGATCGACGTGGAGGCAGAATCGGTCTTCACCTCCATCAAGCGCCCGGGTCTGCGCGCTCGCTTCGAGTACGGCTGTCGCCGGACCCTCTACATGAAGGGCTGCAACGTCAACCGCGAGCTCTACAAGCTGGAGGGCCAAATCCTGTCCATTAGTGGCGGGCTTGTGGTGGCCGTGGCGGGGGCCGCCCTCCAGCCGGGGGGTTACTATACGGGTGGGATGTTGGTGGCCCCTAGCGGGGTGCCACGCTTTATTACGGCCCATTCCGGGGACCAGGTTACCATTGCCCGGCCCCTCCCCGAGCTGGTCGGCGGGATGACCGTGGCCCTCTACCCCGGATGCGACCACCTCCGGGAGACCTGCAAGAACAAATTCAACAACCTGGACAACTTCGGCGGCTTCCCGTTCATCCCGGGCCGGAACCCGTTCGATGGTAGTTCAATCGTCTAGGAGAATAACATGGCTTGGGTTGCAGCTATCATCTTTGTCGTCGCGCTGGTCGTCGCCTATACGATGGCCCCGAAGCCGGAGACACGCCCTCCGGCGGGCCTCGACGAGATCCAGGCCCCGACGGCCGAGGTCGGGCGGGAGATCCCTGTCCTGTTCGGGCGCCGCAAGCTGGAGGGGCCGAACGTCGTATGGTATGGGCACCTCCGGACCGTCGCGATCAAGAAGAAGGGAGGCAAGAAGTGACGGAACAAGTTATCGTGCGGATGGGGGACCTGCGCTCCCTTCGTTACTGCGCCCGCGGGGTCCGGGAGTTCTTTGCTCGCTACGGGCTGGACTACACCGACTTCCTGCAGAACGGCGTTTCCGCGGAGAAGCTGCTTGCAGCCTCCGGCAATGATGCAATGGCCGTAGCGGCCGTGGAGGTGGCTCGTGGGCGGCAGCAGTAAGAAGGTCACCGTCGGGTACAAGTACTACCTCGGCATGCACATGATCCTGTGCCACGGCCCGGTAGACAAGGTCACCCGCATCGAGGTGGATGGCAAGACGGCCTGGAGCGGTAACGCGACGGGTGGGGCCATCTCGGTCAATGCCCCGGACCTATTCGGCGGGGAGTCCCGCGAGGGCGGCGTATCCGGCCGTGTGGACATCGACATGGGCGGGCCGCTCCAAGGGCGCAATGCCTACTTGCAGGGCCGGCTGGGGGCGGACATCCCGGCTTACCGCGGGGTACTAGGGGCTGTCCTCAATCAGGTCTACGTAGGCTTGAACCCGTACCTGAAGCGGTGGGCCTTCTGGGCGAGTCGTATCCATGTGCGCCAGGATGGTATCGCCCAGTGGTATGATGCTAAGGCCGAGATCAATGGAGACATGAACCCGGCCCATATCATCCGGGAGTGCCTGACGGACCCAGACTGGGGCATGGGCTACCCCGAAGCAGACATCGATGATGCCTCCTTTACCGCAGCGGCGGACCGGATGTTCACCGAGGGGATGGGCATGTCTCTGCTTTGGGACCGCTCCGTCACCCTCGAAGAGTTTATTCAGATCGTTCTCAAGCATATCGATGGGTCCATCTACGTGGACCGGTCTACCGGCAAGTTCGTCTTGAAGCTGGCCCGAGGGGGCTATGACATCAACAGCCTGCTGGTCCTCGACGAGAGCTCGGTGGACCGTATCACTGACTTCAAGCGCAATACCATCGGGGAGCTGGTCAACTCGGTGACGGTGGTCTATTGGGACGCCAGCACAGGCAAGAACGGTTCTGTCACCGTTCAGGACATCGCCCTCGCCGCCCAGCAGCAGGCTACCATCGGGACGACCAAGCAGTTCCCGGGATTCACCAACGGCACCATCGCGACGCAGGTGGCAGCCCGCTCCCTGAAGGCCCTGTCGGTCCCATTGGCCAGCGGAACCATCTATGCGAATCGGAAGGCTGCCTCCCTCAACGTCGGGGACGTGTTTGTCCTGACCTGGCCGCGCTACGGCATCTCCCAACTCGTGATGCGGGTAGCTAACGTGGAGATGGGGGCGCTTGGAAGCAACGTCGTCAAGATCCAA